CGCTCGATGACCACGCGTGACGACTGCCCGGTGGTGGTCACAGCAATGCTCGACCCGTTAGTGAACGTGTCGCCGCCGAACGCGCAATCCTCAATTGACACGCACGTTCCCGCGCCAGCCACACCCATCAGCGGCGACGAATACGCACTGATGGCGCCGAACCACATTCCAGTGATTTTGTTGGCAAAGTTGGAGCCGCCAGAGATGCCGATGAGATTTGCTAGTCCGCCATCCGCAGCGAGTTTGCTCGACCGGCTACCGCAGCCCATCACGGAGACGCCGGCTGGCACACCAATGGTGGTGGTCGTGCGGTAGGTGCCCGGCGGGAAGAACACGATGCCGCCCAGCACGGCCGCAGCCGACATGGCTGCCGTGATTGAGGCTCCGTCGTCCGCCACGCCGTCGCCGATGGCGCCGTAGCTCTTCACGTTGAAGAAGAGCCCGCTCAGGCCAGCTACAGCCGCTGTGAGCAGCGTAGGCGTGCCGTTGACCAGCACTTGCCAGTCGGTCGTGCCGAAGCTCGCGAGCACGGCGTCCAGAATCACTTGCAGCGTGGTCGGCTCGTCTGGTCCAGTGACGCCCGTGACGTAGTCCGTACCGGTGAAGCTCGGGCTGATGACTTCGACCGCCGTAGCGTTGTCGCCCGCAACGAATTCGCGCAGCTGCACACCGTTCACGTCGAGCACAGTCACGTCGACCAGCTCGTTCACGTACGCGACTAGGCTACCGTTCGCGTCGAGCGGGATGCCGTCGAGCGTACTCTGGATGGCCTGCGACGCCTCGAAGTCCGTGTAGTAGATGACGGGCGAGGTTGTGCCGCGCTGGACGAGCGTCACGAAGCCGTTGGCTGCGCCCTCAATGCCTGCCGCGAGACTTTGGATCAAATGCATCGGGGCCTAAAACTGAACGGTCGAACCGCCCGTGGAGAGCTGCGGGTTGAAGTAGCCGGTATTGCCGACCGTGAGCAGGTTCACGTCCGCCCCGAGCAGCAGGTTGATATTTTCGGCCTTGAGCCGGTTCAGGATGTTGCCGCCCGTGTCGAAGGCGTAGGGATTGGAGAACCCGAGAGTGCCCGCACTGAACGTCACGCCGTCCATTTCCAGGTCGCTCACCGTCGCGTTGGTGCGCATGCCGGTCGCTGGCAGGTTGCCGGGGTCCGTGGCGACCGAGATGAACGTCGTGTTGGACACACGCGCGCTGTCGGCGCCGGAGGCCAACTCGAGCCCGTTGTCGTCCACGTCCAGCTCGAAGTAGCAACCCTTGCACCGGAACAGCGCGGCCGAGACGAGCATCGTGACGGATGCCGAGAATTGCCCCTTGGGGAACCAGATGTTCCGAAACTCCACGTTCGTAGCGGTCACCGTGAAGCGAGTAATCAGCTCGACCGCGGTGCAGCCCATCTTCACCGTGGGCTTGCCGCCGGCCGAGCCGCCGCCGACAATGATGAGCTTCTTGTTGATGGTGTAGCCCGTAGTCGGCGACTCGGTATGCCCGCTCATCAGCTCGATGATGTCGTTGTCCGAGGCGTTGGTGAGCGCCTGGGCGAGAGTGGCCAGCGGAGCTTCGCGGTTCTTGCCGTTCGGGAATGCCCCGTCCACTCCGCCATTCGAGTTGACGTACCAGATGGTGTTCGTGCTCGCGACATACAAGGGCTTGCACGTGACGAGCCGATCGCCAAGCGTATCCCCTGCGCCGTTCCCATAAATTCTGCTCATCGGCGGTTGTTTCCCCAGGCGGTTCGATGCGTCATGCGCACGATGGCGCTGGTGTTCTGCTTGGAGTAGCCCTTGCAGTTGGCCAGGTTGGCCGCCGCTTCGCCACTGAGCAACTGCACCCGGTCGAGCGGTAGCGAGTTGTCGATGGCCAAGAGAGCAGCAAGCGCCCAAACGAAGTAAGCGGTCCAGTAGCGCTCAAAGGGCAACGTTTGCGTGCCGAGCGTCAGGTCCGGGCGTTCCTTCTGGAAGTTGAAACGGATGAGCCCGCCGTTCTCCGTGGCGCTCGGCGTGGGCCACACGTACAGCGTCGGCTTCGGCGCCTCGCGCGCGAAGTACGCGATGTTGGGGCGTGACTGGGCCGACTTCGACGTGAGTCCTTGCCACACGTCCCGGCTCTTCATGATGACCGGCGTTTCGCTCGAAGCCTGGAATGGGACCTGGCTTTGGGTCGGGTCGATGTACGCACCGTTGCCTACGATGTCGATGATGTCCTCGTTCACCGTGTAGACGTTCTCGCCCTGGGTGAGCGTGACGTAGCCAACTTCTACCTGGCGCATGAACACGCCTTCGGCGCTCAGCTTGTCGACCAAATCCATGAGCAGCAACCGCGCGCTGTTGAGCTGCACCGTTGACGGCTTTTGCCCTTCATTCACGAGGCCCGCGCGGCGATAGGCGCGCGTCGACACGTCGTCCACGGTCGGGACGTACAGGTCGGTCGTGGACTCGGTTTGTGCTTCGGGCACCTAGGCTCCAGGAATAAAAGAAGGGCGCCAGGCCCAGCCCGGAGCCCCGCGAATCAGGTATCGACTGCCGGCGTGAGCAACCCGCTCTTGTTCGGGTCGTTCACCGTGAAGTTCTGGAAGTAGCCGGTCAGGTTCGCCGTTCCGCCGACCGTGATACCGGTGACGCCAGCGCTCACGGCGCCTGTGCTGAGCACCGTGATGCTGTTGTACGCGCACTGCCCGGTGATGGCGACGTTCGCATAGTTGATGGCTGCGACCGATGCAGCGATGGTGTTGTTCATGTAGTTGCGGAGGATCTTGAGCCCCACCGCAACCCCAGTCACTCGCACGAGCCCGTTCGTGGTCGTGGTCGGGAACACCATCTCATTGTCACAGATGCGAGCATCGGTGATGGCGCCCGAGACCAGGATGCCGTCTGTACAGGCGGACGCAGCGAGCCCGCGGAACACGTTGTTGTTGATGTTCGCCCGGTGCGCTCCAGTACCGAGCGTCATCACGATCGCCGCGGCCTTCGCCGTGGTAGACACCTCAACATCGTTGTTCGCGAACGTGAAGTCCGAACCAGTGATGTTGAAGGCGTTCACCACGGCGTTGATACCGTCACACAGGAAACGACATCCGCCGATGAACACGTCATTCACCGATACCGCAAGCGAGCTGGCAGTGGTCGTGAAGGTAAACGTCGGAGTGTTGCTTCCTAGGCCAACCCCGAGAATCTTGGTGCCCGCCACGATTGCGCCCGAGATGGTCGTCGCGTCGGCAATGTTTTCCGCGTGGCCCGGCAAGCAAACCACGAAGTCGCCCAGCCCGGCGCGAGCCCGAGCACAAGCCGCAGCGAGCGTGGAAACGAGGTTTTCAGCAATCCACGCCGAGTCCCCCGTCTGAATGCCAGTCGAGCGCACATAGCCCGCGATGCGCGCCCCGGGCGGCAAGATAATGCCGTACTGGGTCACGAGCCCGTTGTCCGTGTAGGTTTGGGTACCGAGAGTCATGGTGCCTCCGTCAAGCGTTTACGAAGAGAATGGCGCGAGGGTCGGACCAGCCACGCGCCCAGCGCGCGGAGATGCCGTACTTCATGACTTCTTGGTCATTGTCGACCCAGTCACGGGTCCGGGGCTTGCGCCGCCACTTCCACTTGAAGCCGTTGTCCACGTCGGACACGAGCCCCCAGTTGGTCGTGGTGTTCGTCCAGTACTTGATCGGAACCCCGTCGAGCCCGAGCTTCTGGACGACGTTGATTTCGTTGAAGTTCCCAGACTCCGGGTTCTTGTCCGACATGCGGAGCCCGTCCCAGATGAACCACTGCTCTTCCGGGTAGACGACGCATTCCGGCTCGGCGCCTTCCGTGATGCCGTCGTGGCCAGGCCACTTGCGCATCTGGGTCGTCGCGGTCGCGCAGGCGATGCGGCTCGGCGACATCGGCGTCGCCATGAGATTCGAGAATGTCCCACCTTGCGGCAGGGTGTGGCTCGCGCTCGCCAGTGGCTGACCGTCGCCGCCCGTGTAGGCCGTGTTCGTCGCACGGGCCAGCACGTTCGTCGCGTCGATGTCCGCCGTCTTGTACATCGCGCGCGGCAAGCGGGCGCCAGCTTGGATGATGGCGGGGTACTTGTTGTCCTCCACCGCCTCTTCCGTGATGATGAGCTTCAGGGCGAACGTGCGGGCGATGTACCGCGTGAGCGCGCCCTCCTGGATGCCGCCGGCCTGCATCTCCGCGCCTTCGGATTTCTCCGCCGCGAGGCCCGGGCCGCCCATTTCCAGGTCGTCCTCGAAGTTGTCCTGCATCCCGGTGACCTTCATCCACTTCGGGAAGATGGCCTTTTTCCGGTAGTCAGTGAGGTTGTCGTCGACCACGTCATCGAGCGTGAGCTTGAGACCGTCGGCGATCGTGGAGGTAAAAACGGGAATGCCAGCCATGTGCTACTCCTGAGGGCAGCGTCGCTCGCGGGGGAAACCGTGAGCTTCGGAAAGGGTGTCGGGGTGCGGGGCTGGCGCGGGCTCGGTGTCCGGGGCCAGTTTCTCCTCGCCTGAGGCGGGAGGAATCGAATCCGAGGGCGGCCGAAACGGATCGGCCAGCTCCTCGGGGGGCGCCGCCGGTGGCGGCATCTTGGACTTCGACGGCATCAGGTACCCGTCGCGGTGTAGAAGGGCTCCGCGCCCTTGTTCACGGACACGAGCATCTTCACGAACGTTCCGCTGAAGTCCTGGTTCGCGAGAGTTTGGCTCACGCCCACGATGCGCCACGCAAGAGTCGTGGTCGCCGGGTTGTGGCTCGAGATGTTGAGCAGCGGGTTGACCATCAGGTCAGCGTCCACGTGCCCCTGGCTGTTCGGGTAGTTCTGGTGGTCAGCGTTCTCGCCGATGAGCGCCTGGTAGCCGAGATAGGTCGTCGCCGTGGTGTTGTCGTCCACGTCGATTTCCCACACGCCAGCCGAGCAGGGCACGACCAGAATCTTCGACTGCCGATCCACGTTCGTCCCGTACGTCACGCCCGAGGGCAGGAACGGGGCGCGGACCATGCGGGTGCCGTTGTAGTAGCCTTGGCCACCCATTCCGACCACGATGCCCCAGGTCGTACCCGAGGTCTGGCTATTCTCGTTGCCGCCCGAGAGAACCATCAGGCCGGTCGTGTTGATTCGGACCGGGTCGCCGACGTTCAGGTTCAGGTTCGTGGCATCGCCCGAAACGGTGAAGTTCGCGCCGGACGCGACCGCCATCTCCATCGGTTGCGGCTGAGGCTTGCCGTTGAAATTGACCGCCCAGCGGAAGCCGTAAAAATGGGTGTTGTTCGCCATGATGTATTACTCAAGCTCCACTTGGGTGCCGCTGGTCTTGTTTTCCAAGCCGAGCACGGGCGCGCCGTCTCGACCGCGAAGTCCGGAGATGCCACGAAGTGAGTCCACGCCACCACCCTTGCTCAGGATGCGCGACTCCAAATCGTCGACCTCCGCTTGGCCCTGAGCTTCGATTTCGGCGAGTTCCGCCTTCGAAATGCTCATGAGCACGTTGCTGTTCCACTCGACCGGGTTGCCGGGAGTGAGCCCCTTTTTGCGGGAGACGTTACTGCGCGGGCCGGAGCCATCTGCGCGAATCGTCTCTGCCTCGTAGCCTCGGTTCT